GAACAACTAAATTCACGTTAGCCGTTGTCTATTGGCGTGGCATTGGTGCTTACAAAACCAACCCGTCAAGCGTTAGGCCATCAGTCAACAGCCCAGAGCAATGGGCTATGGGTCGTGTCAATAGTTATCTCTATGCTCTGAGAAACGGTAGATTTAGAAGCGGTAAGCACGACACAGATTTGCTACCAGAAGATCACCCAATGCAAGGATCTAAAAAAAAAATATTCGAGCTAAGGGGTAGCGTTGGCGACGTAGATCCGACTAATTTTCCAAATGATGGTGATGATAAAGCGGTGTCATTATCAAACAGTGACTACCCGAGATTTCCACTAGGCTATGCACAAGACCTAAAAGACAATTGGCCCGATATATGGAACAAAGGCGGCAACATTCTAGGCAATAAGCAATTCAACCGCTTAGCACCAATTCAACGCAGAGATAGCAAGACCGCCCAAACAGAAACAGAAGAGAAAGCAATAAGATTGCGTGAAGCGTGGATAGCTAGACACATTGATGATTTCAGACTTGCCGGGACTGTTGCTCAGATCAAATGGTTAGCCGTTGGTTCACGTGGTCTTGAACATATGAAACGCGTTGTTGAAGCCGAAAAGGAGAAGCAACGCAAAGCCGTAGAGCGCCGTCAATATAGCTGTGAGCACATAGAGCGCACCGTGAAGCCGCAAGAGCGTAGATTTCAAAGAGTAGTGCAGCAATACCTAAATGAAGCGTCAGAGCGCTATGTTGCTCGATTAAGAGAGCAATTAGGACGCGGCCCGGAAGTCAAAATGACTAAGGGGATTTTTGATTGGGCTTCTATCCTAGGTGAAGCAATAGAAAAAGCCTATGTTCTAGAAACGATTGGGCGCTTTCAAAATGCCCTATGGACCATAAGCACCAACGACGCTGTAAGAGAAATCTACAGATCAGCAGGCCGTGAGCTGCCTGAATTTCTAATCAACACAAATCAGATCCGTGATCGCGTTATGCAAGAGGTAGCAGAGCAAGTAACACAGACAACCTCTAAGCAGGTTCAGAACACAATTATGACCGGCATAAATGAAGGCCTATCGGTCAGAGATATAGCGGCAACACTTGAGCAATCAAAGTCATTCAACCCGGCTAGAGCTAGACGCATAGCGCAAACGGAAACAAGCAGAACAATCAACTTTGCACGTCAGGCAAGCTTTGAGGAAATGTCAAATCAAGCAAGTCAGGTAGGGATTGAGATAAACCTAGCTAAAGAGTGGATAACAAGTGCAACCAGAGCAAGACCGCTACACGAAAGGCTAGACGGTCAGATAGTAGGGCTGAATGAGCAATTCAAAGTAGACCATTACCACAGCTTGACGCCGGGCGGCTTTGGTGTTGCATCAATGGACATAAATTGTCGTTGTACGATTAGATCTGTGTTTCTATAGAGAGTTATGACCTATTTAGATTTCACCATACATGGCAAGCCAATAGCAAGTGCTAGACCGCGCATAACTAGACTAGGCAGAGCATACATACCTAAAGCAACACGAGAAGCTAAACAGGCTGTTTGTAGCGCAGCAATAGAAGCAAACAATGGTAGGCCACCGCTTCAAAATGCAGTATGTGTTCACCTAGGCTTCTACTTTAGACCGCCTAAAAATATGCTTAAGAAAGATCTAGAGAATGTTGTGCGACCTAAGAAGCCTGACATTGACAACCTAATCAAAACCGTGCTAGATGGCTTGACCAAAGCTCAGGTTTGGAAAGATGATAACCTTGTGGTGTCTATTTCGGCTAGCAAGCTCTATAGCCTTGACGAAAGAACGGAGATCCAAATTGTCAACCTCGGAGGGTAAAGAGATGACCATAAGTATTGCTATCTGGATTGGTGTAGGCGCTTTGTTAGTTGGTGGCGGTGGCGGTGCAGCTATCACGCACAAGCTCATGTCAAAGGATAAAGAGCCGATTGTTGATGCAACCTCAGAGGCACAACAAGAGGTGATACTACAGCTCACAGATTTAGATTTGGTGCAAGCGCCTTGTAGCCCTGAGTTCATAAAGGAAAATGACAACCTACTCTGCAGAGAGTTATTTTGCAGAATGCAACAAAGAGGTATTGACGCGCAAACAACCGGCTCAGAATGCGAGCAAATAGCCAACGTATCGAATTCAATAACAATCTATGCCTACTGTCACGACAAAGGCGAGCAAAGAGAAGAATGCCTACGGCTATTTAGAGAGCGCAAATAAGTTGTAGAGATCAGAATAATAGTATAGGATTTGAGCATGCTATCTAGAAGTCTAGAAATACAGATGATAAAGAAATCAGACGACACCGTTAGATTTGTCGCAAGCACCGGGAATAGCGACCGGTATGGCGACATTATCAGTCAGGACGGGTGGCAGCTCGACGCCTACAGACGCAATCCTGTTGTTCTTCTAAACCATCAGACTAATCAGTTACCGATTGGGAAAGGCTTGGTTGAAGTTAAAGACGGTAACTTGATGATAGATGTCGAGTTTGATGCTGAGGATGAATTAGCACAAAAGGTAGCGCACAAAGCTAGAAATGGTTTTCTGCATGCGGTGTCTGTAGGCTTCAATCCAGTAGAGAGCATATCAAGAGCAGAGCTACCAGAAGAGCATAAAGCCTACTCAGAGAAAGGCGGCAATCTATTCACTAGAGCAGAGCTTCTTGAAGTGAGCATTGTCACAATACCAGCAAATAGCGAGGCGACAACAATGGGTCAAAAGCAATTGAGCTTGAGAGGAATGATAAGACAAATCATTGCTCAAGAAATAAGAGCAGCGCTAGAAGTTGACGCACCTGATGGTTACCATTGGATGGACTATCAAGACGGACCGGTCTTGATGGAGGGTGAAGACGCAGATCACGACGGTGCTAGCTCATCATTTGAATTTGAAGTCATCGAAGAGCACGACCCAGAAATGCTAAAGACAGCCTATAGGGATGAAGAAGACAGCTCAGAAGATGAAAAGGGCTATGGCGATGATGAAGATGAAGATAAAGAAATGAAGCCCGACGAAGATGAAGATAAAGAACAAATGAAGAGCTTCGAAGCTCTAATCCGATTGATATCATAGGAGATAATATGCCAACCAAGCAAGACCCCACAATGGTCTCAGAAGCCCGAAAAGTGATTGAGGGTATCGTTAGACACCAAAAGAACAGCGAAGACCGCTTGAGCGGTTTTGAGCGTCAGGTAGATGATCTGAAGCTATCAGTCCGACTTCTCAACGAGTCTACCTATCGAACAGCCCCAGAAAATGTTGGTGATGAGCGTCATCTAAATAACTTCATTAGAAAGGATGGCTCTTTGCGTCTATTCACAGAGCGCACCTTGACCGACGTACCTAACCACGGATCTGTACAGGTTGAAGAGAAAGGTCTGCTTGATGCCGATACCCCTGCTAATGAATGGCACTCAGAGCTTATGAACCTTCATCAGCAGAGATCTCTTGCTCGTCTTATGATGCGAGACCCATCTACTCCAAAGCTCAATCTCAAGATCCACAAGCACCTTGGATATGCACCGGGTAACATCAAGCCAGCAGTTCAAAAGGCTATCTACGACGGCGCTGGCGTCGGTGCAGAATGGATTCCCGACCAGTTTCGTGCAGAGCTGTACGAAGAGTTTGCCGTGCCACGCGGTCTCCGTGCTTTGATGCCGGAAGTTCAGATGGAGCGCAACACCTTGTTAGTGCCTGTGCTTGATCGTGGCGGTCGCCCCTATATCAAAGGGACCGTAACCAGCGATAGCCCTGCTAACTACACTGCAAGCTCTATTGCAACCGCACAGCGCACAATCTCTATGACTGGATTGGCCTGTCGATTTGTTATCGATGATGCGATTGCAGAAGATAGCGCGATTGCATTGGTTCCAGCTCTTCAGCGTCAGATCTCTCAGGATCTAGAAGATGCTTTTGAAGATGCCATGATCAATGGTGACAATAGCGCAACGCATCAGGACGCTATCGCGTCGTGGAATGCTCGTGAGCGTTGGGGCTCTGTTGGGCTTGGTGGTTCAGCAGATCACCGCCGAAGCTTCAAAGGTCTCCGTAAGCAGGCATTTGATAGAGGAACCACAGAGAACCTCAGCACATTCACCAACCTATCTCATTTCCTTGGACTGGTAAAGAAGCTCGGAGAGCATAGCGCAGCAGACAAGCTTTGCATTGCTAGCCCTGAGGTTGTAATTGCTCAGCTGTTGGACCTTGATGAGGTCGTTACCCTCGACAAGTTCGGCCCAGCAGCCACAGTATTGACCGGTCAAATCGGTAGCCTTGCAGGCATCCCAATTGTTATGTCTCGGTTCTTGACTGCCGATCTCCACACCAACGGTAAATTCACAGGCGCTAACAACACCTCTGGACTGTTGGTTGTCAACCCATCTAGCTACAGCGTGTTCATGAAGCGCGGCATTTTGGTCGAGCGTGACAAGAACATTACTGCCGGCGCTATCAACCTCGTATCAACAATGAGAGCCACATTTGACACACTTGACGGTGGTACCGTGAAGAACGTTGCATACGGCTTCAATATGTCAGTCTAATAAGGAGCTAACAATGTCACAACCTCTCTACCTACCGTTCTACCAAAAGGACGCCGCAGCAAATGAAGCAAATACACGATATTTGGTTCTCAATGATGACTACACTTTAGAGGGTGTCCAGTTGATCAATAACGGTGCCATTGCTAAGCACGCATCTAATCATCTATCAATCTCAATTGCTGGAAATGATGGTGCTACTGCGGCATTCACACTGACAACCGATAGCG